CGAGGCTTTCGTATTCTGCTTTAAGTTGTTTGAGTTTTTCTATCTGTTCAATTGTGAGGCCTGTTTCCTCTTCAATTTGCTTTTTGCGTTCTTCGCTCATACTATCGACATCTTCGTATGCTTCTTCTAAAATGTCCTTGTATTTATCAAGCAAAGCAATAGCATTTTGCTCTAAGGCACCTCTTTCTTTGAGAGCCTCGTTTTGAGCCATAATGATTCTAAGTTTTTCCGAATCTATCTTGAGGCTTCTTTGTTTGGCCTCTAGTCTCTCTTGTTCTACACGCTTTTCAAAATCTTCTAGTGATTCGCCTTCTTTTTGCTTCTGTTTGGTTGGTTTGTCCTCTTTCTTCCCCAAAGCATCGAAAAGAAGTTTTCTTAGTTCTTCTGAAGTCATTTATTAACCCTCATCTTTAAATGGCCATTTAAGACCTGTGGTTTGCTCGAAATGATCAACATGGTTGCGAAGTTCATATCTCTTTTTCTGTGTCTGAGGATGATCCGTTCCGAAGTCGCGATAAGCATCCAAGAACTCCTTCTCAGCAGATACAGCCAAAGCATATGCTTTAACATCTTTGTATTTACCACGAATAATAAAGTCAGGCCCTTTATCTCCCTCATTCAAGTTAGCAATCATTTTCACATCATCACCATACATAAACTTCAATATAGTTTTTGTCCAAGCGCCCAACATCTCTGTAAAAGTTTCATTAAGGGTTATTTTTGCCCTTTCTAAGTCAATCTCAAGCATACACACATCTCCTTATCATAAATAGTTTCTATAAAAAAATGCCCGACGGGGCATTACTTTCTTGCTTTGGATGCTTTATCCATTTCTTTCTTTTCTTCTTCGAACTGCTTTCTCATTCTTTCGCAGAACCAGTTTCTAAGTCCTATCGGGAGGTTGTACATCTCGGTGAAAGACCAACCTCCAAAGTGTTTCATGATGAAGAATTGCTCATAAAGAGCCTCAGAATATTTATCGGTCAGGCCAAAAAAAGTCCGTATTAAACGGCACCTCCATTTCCTGCGCATGTCCGCAAGATCCGCACTCAAAATGTTGTTTAATGGTTACATCGGGTGCAGCAAGCTTGTAGCAAGCTTTGAGGTGTCTGGAGTCTAAAGTTGGCATATTATCGACATATTTTGATATGATTGTGGAGTCTCTGTGACCTTCAATTGCGACAATCGTTCTTTTAAATTGATCAGTTAAGCCACTCTCGAGCATCTTGCGCTTCTTCTTGTCGATAGCCAACTTAGAGAGGGTTTGTTCGTCTATTCCGTTTAGCAACTTAAACTCAACATTGAACTTGGAGAATGGCATCTTACATGAGAAATTTCCATTATCAAGTTTTATTAGAGATAGTTCTTCGCTGGTCTGTGATTCATCTATCTGTTGCTGTCTTAGGTCAAAGTCAACTCTTGTTCTCGCCCCACAGGAAGGACAACCAACTTGGGTTTGATATAAGTTACCATATCCGGATATCCTCGCAGCGATAATCATAGCGTTCCTATCTCCGACCAATAGTTCTTCAACTTTAATGTTTTTATCGATAATTAAAGATTGAAGCATGCGTTCAATTGCGATACCTTTCTTAAGAAGTGTTTGAGAAGAGAGGATATCCTCTTCTTTGGCTGTCATGTAGCGTATTTCCACAACTTCTTTGCCGCATAAGGGGTGTCCTTCTGGATAGTTTCCTTTCGATGGGAGTTCAACGAAGTCTGTTGGCGCTACGAAGCTTAAAGGGTCAAATGCCTTTTCCACAGCTTGTGTTGGTGCTTCCGCTGGCTCTGGAGTGTGGGCTCCAAGTCTATCTTTATTTCTGCTCATTTATACCTCTTAGTCTAATGTTGCTGAGTCATAGGCAACGGTGAGTGTTATCTCAACTAGTTCGTCTGATGAATAGTCGAGATCTCCATATTTAATTGCTTTGATGAATGGGTTGATAAGAGTCCAAGTCTCTAATTTATGCCCATGGGAATTTATTTTTGTTATGAGGAGATTAAACAGCGGCCTAGGCGGTTGAGTCCTAAATCCAGGAAAATTCTTTTTCAAACCATCCTCTGAGCCGTCCGTATCATAGCCATAGAGCTCGAGGTCTGTCATAAGATTCTTTCCTTCGTTTCCGGTGTCAACAAAGGTTATATCAATATCGTTCCAAGTCACAATACCGGGATACTTGATCTTGTGGTTTATTAACTGGTGTTCTGAAACAGAAACATCCGGAGACGGCTGTGTGACGGACTTTGCCCACCACATAACATCATTTCCGAATTGCACTTTAAATCTAAATTTTCGTAATGGTTCAAGTTCTGGTGAAGTCCAAAAGGTCATTTATTCTCCTATTGTGCTTGGAAGTATGTTCCCTGAGTAGTAGGAGCATCTGGGTTAGAAATAACACACTCCGCCCAATCATAGGCGAATGTCATCTCAACTGTTCTTAGGTCGTCTGAGGAATAATCTAGATCACCATACTTAGCGGATTTAAGGAATGGATTCTTAAGAGTCCAAGTTTCCAGAACGTTACCATCGGCGTTTAATACCATGATCTTCAAGGTTTCTAGAGGTCCGGTTGCTGCTTTTTTCTTGGATATAGTTGGTGGACTAGCTAATCCGGTAGTCCCATCTTTAACAGAGTAACCAGAATCTTGCAATAACTTGTTTGTTCCTGCTACGGCGTCTACTGATATCGGGTCAACCAAAGTAAGGGAAACATCGTTCCAAGTTACACGACCGGGGAACTTATATTTGTTGTCTAAGAAGTGATGCTCAACTTCTCCAACATCAAATGAAGGTGTTGAGACCGTCTTTGCCCACCAGAATATCTCTGCGCCGCTTGATGGTCCTATTTGTACTTGAAATCTAAAATTTCTTTTAGGCTCTACAGTGTTCTCTGTCCAAAATGCCATTGTATAAATCTCCTATAATATACAGTAAATAGTTTAGAACTCAATTCCGGAGCGTGTGATATTGAAGTCAATCGCGATAAACTCAATAGCGTAGGCTGGTTTAATGAAAACCTTAGCATACATGATGTTGCGATCAACATAATCTGGTGTTGTTGTTGTCTCATCGAGAACCAATTTGTACTCGGCTAAACCAAAGCGAGATTTAGCATCTGAGAGTATTGGCTGAGCACCTGATACAAAGCGATTCCAAGTTGCGTTAACATTATTGTCAAACAAGATTGTGCGAGCAACAGCACCAATACGCTTCTTAAGGTAGATCATAAGGCGACGAACATTAATACGATCAAGAGCAGATGCGGTCTGTTGAAGAGTCTTCTGACCGAATACAACTGGTCCTTCTGCTGGGAAATTAGCGATTGGGTTGATGTTAACTTGATAAAGGTCATCACGGTCTGCTTTATTAAGGTTCTCAACAGGACGCTGAACTCGTGGTCCTTTGTTTCCACCCAGCCTACGAATACCACCACGGTTAAAACCAGCAGGTGCAAACCAAGGTGCACCAGAGGCCTTATCGCTTTGAGCAAGCACACCTATACCAGCAACAGAAGCGGGGACACGAAGACCAGCATCATCACCAGCAAGAACTATCGGTGGGTAATAAGCCGCAGCATAACTTGTATTGAAGTCACGATTATTAGCATCAGAAATAGCATCAGTAACCGATCCGTTAGCGTAAACACCATTATTCTCGTGCTTGGCTTTGAATTCAGAATCCATATCAATAACAGCAAGAGCATCTCCACGCTTTTCAGTATTGTCTACCAATTCATTTCTCAATGTGCTGTTTGTAAGACCGGGCATACAGATAACATCATACTGAACGAGGTCAGCATCAGCGGCAAGGTCGAGAGCCTTTTGAACTGAATAGTGAGCATAATGAGAAGAAGGTTCAGAACTATCTGTAATAGCCTGTCCGCTTTTGTTAGAAAATGGGTCGGTTAAGGTGATGTCAACACCATCAGTTCCACCGAAGAAAGGCGCCTGGAACTGCTTGACTTTCTTAGTAGCAATAAGATATGCCGAACCAGAGTTTTTAGTCAAGGAAGCACTTGTTCCAGCAGTATTCTGCATAGAACCCGCTTCATAGTAGAAGCGATCACTCGCTTCGTCCCAGATAATCTCGTCCAAAGAGAATACGAAACTTGACTCAACATTATTAGAGTCAGCATCGTGAATATCAAGTCTATCTCCAAGAGGACGAAGGATGTCGTGAAAATCAGCCTGGCTCCAGATACGAGTTTTATTGCTTTCATCGGACCTAAAGTGTCTCATACCGAATACATCGCTATATTTGTAGTTATTTCCGTTCTTTGAGTTTTCTGTGGTAAGACGAAGTTCAGGGAATTCGATAGAAGCAGTTACATCTAAGCGGAAGTCTGCCCATTTACCGGCTTTTGAGTGACCATTAAATACACTCGCTACAGGAGAAGTAATGACATATGCTGTTGAGCCACCCTCTTTAAGATTGGCGGAACCAGAAGCAATTTCAAAACTTTTAAGTTTAGCTGGTCCATGGAAGCCAAATGGAAGAGCATAAGCATCATCAATGCCTGCTTCCCAATCATTAGCCATCTCGACATAAACATAGTTAGACTTGTTTTCATAGTTTCCTTTTACAATATATTTCTGTTGCGCAGTGTTCCACTCTTGATAAGTGTCGCCAATTTTCTTTCCGACAAAGTCCTCAGAGCCCAGATTGAGAGTGCAGTTGGAAAATTGCTCTAAAGTATTACCAAGATTATCTACGATAGAAATGGTGAAAGTAGAATCTGGCTTGGTAGCGGTTCCCAACAGAAGATCAGAGATGCGAACAAAATATCGTTTCTGGAACTGCTCTCCGTCGTGTAAAGATACAAGGCGGAAAAGCTTCTTCATATCAGCAGCATCCCAAGTACTCAAAGCACTTGTTGGGTTTGGATCACGAGAGATAAACCAGCCAGTTTTAGCAGGGGCTGCTTCACGTTCGTGATTAGCGAGGTTGTTTCCGGAATACAGAGAACCAGAAGTAAGAGGGAGGAGGATAGCAAATTGCTTACCAGCAGAGCCTGAGCCCACTGCTTTAAGTTTTTCATAAGTTTCTGTTTCGAAGGTTTCACCCAAGAAGTATTTCTCGGTATTTACTTGGTTTACGCCATTGATCAATTGTGGATTTGTATTTAATGCATTTCTAATAAAGCCATCTTTATCGTCTGAATCAAGGTGAAATGGGACTTTAGTTGTGTTTGTGCCATCATCGATTTGTAAGACAAAAGAACCCATCTTAGAGCCAGCGCCACCATCAGATTCCATCAGAACACCAACAGATGCTGCGGTGTTGGTAGTTCCGGCGATAGTTCCAGTAAGAGAAACAGCAGCGGTTTTTGTGTAGATTACAGCAGCAAGAGTTCCGTTAACCTTACCAGAGGAGGCAGAAGGCATAACGAAAAGACCGTAAGCCGCAGAAGTTCCAGCCGCAGTGGGGTCTAAAGTTTCACCCGTATTCCAGCCCGCAGGAGTATAACTTCCACCTTGGTTTGGTGAATCTTCACCAGCAAGACGAATATAAGTAACCGGTGATGTTTCTGAGGCTAGCCAAGCTTGGGCTGCATACAAGCCATAAGTTGGAAGCTTAGTATTACCAGACCTCCAAATATCATCCTTGTGCTCCATCCCGGAGTGAGGTTGCCCAAAGATTGTGTAAAGACTATCAAGGTCCTTGATGCGAACTGGCTTCATGGTAGGTCCTCGCACCGCCTGTCCGATAATTAAGACACCATCATCAGAAGTCTCGGCAGGGACTTGGCTTTGATCAACTTCGCGCAGAAGGATGTCGGGTGATATAAAATCAAATTTGCTAGGCATTAAATTTCTCCTTAAACTATTATTCTCAAATAAATAGTATGTTTATGTTTCAAAAGGACTTATTCGCGATAGTCCTTGTCCTTCTTTTTCCATGGTGCTTTATCGCCCGTTATAACTCTCTCGCGAGATATTTTGACCTCTACAGCATTTTCTCTAATTGTTATTTGAGGTTTATCTCTATTAAGTCCGTCCCCTATTAGATGTCCAAGAACTTTTATCGATATCTTGGTCTCAAACATTCTCTCATCTTCATTAAGGTTTGTAACATTCTTATTCTCTGAGAAGCTTTGATCGATAAACGCTTCATATCTATGTCCATCTTCCGAGAATAGAAAAGAATTTAACTGCCCTGTCCTTGTAATGAAGGGAGTCATGAGGTCGTTCATCTGCTGTTGATATTCGGTGCGTAGTGTAACATTGTACATGACAGTTATATAGGTTGGTATTGGGGAAGTAAGGTATTCATATACTATTTTCTTATTATCACTTCTTCCCGTGTCTTTAGCATTCTTAACTCCTCGAGCAAAGTCAGCATTTGCGAAGTTTCTTGTCTTTTCTTGTTGAATTCTACGAACTCTTGTGATAGCACCACCTTTATAATCGTTTTCCTCAAATAAATGTGCTTGAAATGAACCCTTGAAGCTGGGATCCTTTGCAATTGACTCTCTGCTGACTGAAATCAGCGGTAGTTTAAGTTTTCCAACGCTATCCCTGATGTCTTTATTATTTTTTATCTGGTGTGCTCTCTCTGAGCCCAACCAAAGGACAGGAACCTTGACCAACCCTTCATTTGTCGTTGTATGGAGAGCCAATTTCTCGTCCACAAACTTATAAATACCCGTATCGATGGTCTCGATGGTTGAGGGTTGTAATTCTATCACTTTATTCGGCATTAAACAGTCCATCCCTTGATCTTATACACTCTGCTTGAATTTCAAAGCGGTGTTCGACTTGTCCAAAGAGCAATCTTGGCTCGATAAGTTTAACAATTTCGTAAAAAACCTCGCCATAACGCACAAAATCACC